CAATTAGGCAGACCAAGTGATCCAGCAGATTACGGAATCCCCAACAATTCTGAATTATCAAATGAATTACACAAACTTGGAATTAATAAATCGCAAGCAGAAGGTATTTACAACTATGTTAAGAACAAAGGAGAAACGGCAGATACAATTTCAAAAGAACAATTTAAGGAACAGCAAACAGAAGCAATCAATCGGTTAAGAGGAGAGTGGGGAGAAAACTTTGATAGTTATGCAACCAAAGCACGGCAAGCTTTTCTTCAATTAGCAGATGCAGATACGGTTAATTTAATAGACCGAACCGGATTAGGAAACCAACCAGAAATTGTAAAAATATTTCATAAGGTTTCTCAAATCTTAGAAGAAGACGGTTTATTAAACACAGACATTGGTGGAGTAGGTGCAGGAGGCAAAGCACAGATGCAAAGCCGATTAGCAGAAATTATGAAGTCTGATTCACCGTATTGGAACAGGACACATCCTGATCATGACAATTATGTAGAAGAAGCATTGAAATTAAGAGAAATAATGTTATAGTTTTTTTACTTAGTTGATTTACTAAGCCTCATGCAGGAAAAGGTTAGGATAATCTATTCGACCCACACCTGTGCCACGGAAACCTACCTAATAGGACAACTCCGATTCAATAGCATGAGAATTACAAAATTCTTATTGTATTTGGAGTTGTTATGTCTTTTGAGATTACAAAACAATTTGTAGAACAGTATTCTGCAAACGTACAGCATCTTGTTCAGCAACAAGGTTCACGATTACGGGGAGCAGTACGAATAGAAGTTCAACGTGGGAAAACAGCATTCTATGATCAAATTGGTCAACAAACTGCTGCAATTAGAACCACTAGAGGTGCAGATACTATTCTAAATGATACCCCACATGCCAGACGTTCTGTCACAATTCAAGATTATGAAGTAGCTGATCTAATTGATGATCAAGATAAGCTAAGAATGATACATGATCCCACATCTACTTATGCTCAATCACAAGCATTTGCAATGATGAGAGCAATGGACGATGTTATCATTACAGCAGCCACTGGAACAGCATATACAGGAGTTTCTGGTTCTACCGCAACTGCATTGCCTGTCAGTTCTAAAGTAGCAAAAAACTATGTAGAATCTGGTGCAGCAACCAATAGCGGTTTAACAATTGGGAAGCTACGCAGAGCAAAGTATCTATTAGATTCTCAGGATGTTGATCCTTCAATTCCTAGATTTATTGTGGTTCATCCACAACAGATACAGGATTTGCTACAGAATACAGAAATCACATCAAGTGATTTCAATGTAATTCGGGCTTTAGTAGCTGGGGATGTTGGAGCATATATGGGCTTTAATTTCATCACTAGTAACCGATTAGCCAAAGACGGTAATGACCGTACATGTTTTGCATTTGCAATGGACGGTATCCTATTAAGCATGGCAAAAGACGTTACTGTTAGAATTGACCCAAGACCTGATAAATCCTATGCTACACAGGTTTATGCTTGCATGAGTCTAGGTGCTACTAGAATGGAAGAAGAAAAGGTTGTTGAAATCCTATGTGTAGAATAATCTTAATAAAAAGGAACTAACTTATGGCTAATGTTAACACACAAAAAATGACAGACATTACTGCAGTACCGTCTGTTATGCTTAAAGCTGCAGAAGCACACGGTAGAATGCGTGTGTGGTATGACAGTTATACAGCTTCTGCTGTTGCAGTCGATGATACAATAACTTTTGCTAGACTACCCAAGGGGGCAACGGTCTACAATGTTCGTATCACCACTGCAGCATTAGGTGCAGGAGTCACTTTACAAGTAGGTGATAGTGGTGATGACAACCGTTATATTGTTGCAACTTCAGCATCATCAGCAGCAGTTATTAATACGACTGCAGCATCAATTGCAACAATGCCTTATACTTTGACAGAACAAACAGATTTGTTTATTCAAGTAAAAGGCAATCCAGCTAACGGTGTTATTAAAGTAATGGTTGAATATAGTCTAGGTGATTAATGACTAGTGTTGTCCAAATATGCAATATTGCTTTATCCAATATTGGGGAACAAAGGATATCTGCATTAACAGACAATACAGAACGGGCGAGGCTCTGCAATCTTCGTTTTGAGGATTGCAGGGATGCAGTACTAAGAAGTTACCCTTGGAAGTGTGCAGTAGCGAGAGTGGCCTTAGCCTCAACCACTACTGCACCAGCTTGGGGATTTACTTATCAGTATGTATTACCGTCTGATTGTCTCAGAGTTTTGGATATAGAAGATTATGACCAGCCTTATGAAATAGAAGGCAAATTTATTGTAACTGATGCAACATCAGTCAAATTAAAATACATACAACGTATAGAAGACCCGAATCAATTTGATTCTTTATTGATACATGCAGTTGCCTTAAAACTAGCATCAGAACTAGCAGAAGCAGTAAGTGGCAGAGCCGATTTACGGGACAGGATGCTATCAAAGTATTTGCAGGTCATTTCTGAAGCAAGAGGAGTTGATGCTACAGAAAGATCAATGCCAGAGGAACTAACTGCAGATTTATTCATTAACAGCAGATTAATAGGTTCTACGGTTAGAAGAGCAAAATTCTCATCAGAGATATAAATGAGAGTTCAAGCAGTACAATCTTCCTTTGCAGACGGGCAAATCAGCCCAAGAATGCAAGGCATGATCGAATTAGAATCTTACAAATCTTCAGTAGCTCAATTAGAAAATTTTGTTTCTTTGCCACAAGGTTCGATCACCAGAAGGCCAGGAACCTATTATGCGTCCCCTACAAAGAATAACGGACAAGCGAGAACGGGCAAGCGAGATTAATCCCGTTTTCAAGAGGACAAGGGGTATCTGCTGTATTAGAAATAGGAGCAACGTCTTCTGTCAATAATGCTTATATCCGTATCTTTTCTAATGACGGGCCTGTTTTTCAAACAGGAACCACCACACCTGTAGAAATCACAAACATTACATTATCCAGTGGAACCACACCAATTCCTTGGGTTTTGTCAGATCTAATCGACATCAATTTTACTCAATCTGCAGATGTCTTATTTATTTGTCATCCGCTTTATCCTCCTCTTCGATTAAGCCGCAACAGTGCAGTAGATTGGGTAGTTGAATACCTACCTATTGAAAACGGGCCTTTTCAATCAGTAAACACAACAGACACCAAGCTAGCCGTAACAGGAGCAACGTTATCTTATGAAGAAGTAGGAAGCATATCTCCTTCTGCTGCAGACCAAACAACAGATACATTTACCTTTAATAATCATCCTTTTGTCAACGGACAAAAAGTAAGGGTATCGGTCAAAGATAGTGGAACTTACGGATCACTGAGCATTACTAGTGGAAGTAGTGTCATTCGATACATCACCACAGCGACCCAAAATACATTTAAACTAGCAACTTCCAGAACAGCAGGAGCAATTGATTTAACGGATGATCCCACAAAGGATTTATTATTTGAAAAGCCTTTTATTCCAAAAGGGCAAACGGTCACAATTACAGCATCTGCACAAGAAGGAATAAATAAAGGGGACGGGTTTTTAGCATCAGATGTAGGCAGATACATCAGAATAAATTCAGAAATTGCTCCTCAAATCAAGTGGGGATATGTAGAAATTACAGCAAGAACTTCAGCAACCGTAGTAACTGCAGAAGTCAAAGCAGATTTAGCAGATGAACCTTACACAGCAACAACGAATTCTAATAATACCAAGGAGTGGGCATTAGGTGCATTTAGTGGAACCACAGGATATCCAAGAGCAGTACAGATTTATCAACAACGATTAGTATTTGCAGGAACCTTAGATGAACCTTCTGCAATATTTTTTTCTAAAGTAGCTTCCTTTTTAGATTTTTCAACAAGTGAACCACTGGGTCAAGCAACCGGAAATTTTGACAGTGCAGGACGTAGTATTATTGGAGAGCAGATTTTTGAGGACAATGCACTTAGTTTAACAATTAGTTCTGACACAGTAGATCAAATAGAGTGGATTAGTGAGGATCGTAAATTAACAATTGGAACCAGTGGTGGTATTTTCCAAATCTTTGGTTCAGAGGATGATGTCACACTGACTCCGTTTAATTTTTCAATTGTCAAAGCAAGTGCGTGGGCATCACATCCAACAGTATTGCCTGTAAAGATTGGTAATAATTTATTATATGTACAACAAAACGGTAGAAAACTAAGAGAATTGGCATTTGACAAACAGCAGGATCAATATGCTGCAGCAGACCTGACACTAAGAGCAGAAAACATATCTCAGTCAGGTTTTAAAGAAATGTCTTATCAGGATCAGCCAAATTCTGTTGTGTGGTGTTTACGCAATGACGGTAAATTAGCAGCACTAACGTATGTAGATTTACTGAGTATGCGAGCGTGGCACAGGCATACAATTGGAGGAAGTCATACAGATGCTACTTACGGAAATCATGCAAAAGTAGAATCAATTGCAGTGATCCCAAGAGATACTTATGATCAATTATATTTAATTGTCAAAAGGACAATAAACGGTGCAGAAAAAAGATATGTAGAGTTTTTAGAAAGATTTTATGATGCCTCTGAAGTAGAAGCATCGAACGGACATTTTGTAGATTCTGGGTTAGAAGAAGCATCGGGAGCATCAGCAGGAACAGTAAAAACAGGATTCACCCACTTAGCAGGAGAAACCGTATCAATTTTAGGAGATGCTGCAGTACAACCCAATCAAGTAGTAACCAATGCAGGAGAAGTTACTTTACAATTATCTGCTACCACATATCGAATTGGTTTACCGTTTACATCTACAATACGCACACTACCTGTGGTTACCGAAACCAATCGGGGAACTTCTGTAGGAAATCGAAAAAGGATTCATTCAGCCACAATCAAATTATTAGAATCAATGAGTTTTAAATTTGGTGTAGATTTGAATGATTTGACAGAAGAAGTATTTCGATTAGCTTCTGATAAATTAGGAGTAGCCTTATCTTTATTTACAGGAGAGAGATCATTTCAAGTAGCGGATGAATACAGCAATGAATCCCAGATTTATATTGTACAAGACAGACCGTATCCTTTAACAATTCTAAACTTAGCAATTGATTATGAAACCAACGAGTAACGGCACAAATCCAGATTCCAGTTACATCACAGAACAAAACAAAACGGTAGAACGATTACGAACAAAAACCAATTTTGAACCGTTACTCAATCAATTGCTGCAACATTGTCAAAAAGCCCAGTATTTAAAAAGATAGTATGTCTCCACTTTTGTTAGCATTATTTGGCATTGGTGCAGGAGTCAATGCCTATGCCACAGCACAGCAGATCGCATCACAGTCGAAGATGCTGCAATTACAAGCAGGAATGTTGCGTGAAAATGCAAAAGACAATTACGGTCTAGCCAAAGAACAAAGTATTCTGTTTACCAGAACAGCAGAAGAAAATGCCCGTAAAGTGTTAGAAGCAGGGCAAGATCAGTTGATGCGTGAGAAAATAGCAGGAAAAGCTAGAATTGGGGGCATACGGGCTAAATTAGGAAGCAGTGGTGCAATAGCAGATGTAGGAACAGGAGGTCAATTACAAATAGGTCAAGCCTTAGCCAATAGCTATAATCAGCGGATGATCAAGCACAATACCAATTATGAAGCAGCCCGAACAAGGTTAGAAGGCAAACAGAGGGCAACAATGACAATGAGAGCAGCAGAGAATGCAGCTATAGCAGCATCTCGACAAGCAGCCTATTTAGAAACACAAGCAGCAGAAGTAAGAGCAACCAAGTCATTGGCGGTACTATCTTCATTACTAGGAGGAATGAGTAACATTATCAAAAGTATGCCTGTACAGGAACCTATGCCTACAAGAACAGTTGATCCGGTACAATCATTCTATAAAACAGAATTTGGTAAAGAATATACACCACAAGATTATAATTTGATGATGAAATAACATGGCTAGATTACCGTTTGAACGTATCAATGTAAGCCCACAATTTAACAGGTTATCTGCGCCAAATGTACCTAATGCACCTCAACCTTTAAATTTATCCAATGCTGGGATGAATGCTCAGTATCAATCACTTACGTCTTTTGCCAATTCATTAAATTCACTAGGTGCTGCATTTGCTCAACGTGCAGCACAAGAAAAGAATGAAAAGGATCGATTAGAAGCAATTGATTTAGGCAATGATCTAGATGAAGCCACAAAACTGATTGAATTACGTTTTAAAGCAGAACCACCGAAAGATACAGAAGATGCAATCAATTCATTAGATAATTTCCTATACGGTCAAGCCAATCCAGAATCTTTAAAAAAATTATCAGAAAACAAAATTCAATACACAGATTTAAAAAGAGAAGGGGGGTTGTTATCAGCATTACAGCAAAAGTACGGGAACAAACGAGTATTGAATCAATACATTGATCAGTTTGAAATACGGCAGCATTTTTTAGCAAGAGGGTTGGCAATTCAAAATGTTCACAATGCCAATACGGCACAAGTAAAAAAGAATTTATTGCAATACAGTTCAGAATTGTTGAATCAGGATATATCAGAAATGCCTCCAGAATCTTTAATGACTTCTGGCCTAGATCCAATTCAACAAAAAAACATGCAGAAAGACACACCTAGTTTATTAATGAATTATTCTCCAGAGCAATTCAGACAAAAGATACTGACAGATATTGAATCTAATTTTGAATCAATGATTGTTGTATTGAACCCTGTACATCAACAAAATTTAAAATCGGAGCTGATGCCAGCAATGATGAAGTTGGCAGATGAAAAGCAACGTCAATTTGAAGCCTATGAACGTGATATAAAGATAAATGATTTCAATGAATATGCTTTGGCATTACAGCAAAATCCGCTGATGACAATTACAGAAAAGCTAGCAGATTTTGAAAAACGAGTATCAGAAGGAATCAATGAAGGGTTTTTGAATCAAGAAAAGGAAATAGACACAATTGCAGGATACCAAAAATCATTAGAAGAAAATCTTGCAGCAACAGCAATTGCAATAGATCCAGCATCTGTTTTAGCCAGTATTGACAAGGGTTTTGAAAAAGGAAGCAGAAAAGGACACATAATAGAAATAAACGGACAAGTAGAAGACTTTGAACTAAGTTCTTTTACAGCAAAAGAATTATTTACATTGCGTGGCAAAGCTCAAAAACAATTGACCAAAGGCATTACAGAAGGGCAACGCAGAGCAAAATCACAGATTAATTTATTAATTGGAGGTGCATCTACTTTTGACAAGGTTCAGTATCCTGACAAGGTTTTGTATTCAGAATTAGAAGATTTGATAGTGGCTTTAGATGACGGA